CGATATTGGCCGCGCCAAACAAATTAAAGGTTGAAGTCCTGCCTGATACGCCTGCGGAGTTGGTGTAACTCAGAGTCACTGTGGACGTTGCGCTGGCCGTCTGCGGCACCTGCACAACGCAAAACGCCTGCACGCCCTCGCCGCTCGAATAGCGCGGCAGCGACTGCGTGTTGTCCATCGTCTGCGGTGCAGTGTCGTCCGTGTTGACGAGCGGGTAGAAGCCAACATAGTCGGCAAACAGCGCCACAAGCGGGGCACCCGCCGCAGACGTTCCGATCTGCGCCGTCGCAACGTACTTGCTGTCGCTAATCGTCGGGCCAGTGTAGATGCTGCGATTGGCACTGCCCGTCAGCGGGGTAAATTCCAACGCTGCGCCGAGGTATGCGTTGTAGATTGGGATGCCCGCGCCGATGCTGCCATCTGCCCAAACGCCTGCCGCCGCAACAGCGGGCAATGACGACTTGAACACAAACGAATCCCAGACTTTGCCGGACGTCGCTTGTGATGTCGCCAACGCTGCTACGTTATTGAACCCCATCTGCTTCCTCTGGCACTACTTCGATCTGCCCGTCAGGGTGCGTCAGACACGGCACAACTGCGTCAGCCTCGAAGTCAAACTCCAAAGGCTCAAGGCAATGCCCGCAGCGGTAGCGCCACACATCAGTCCACCGTGACGGTTAGCGCACCCGCCGCAAACTGCGGCTGAATGCCGTTGGACACCGAAAGGCTAGATGTCAGCGCACCGCTCATCAGCAAGTTGCCAGCGCCCGATGCGTCCGTGCCGATGCCGAAATACGTCACCGTTGACGTGCCGCCCGTACACTGCGGGAACTGCACAAGGGCCGTATTGCTGATGGTCTGTGCCGTCAGCGTCCAACCGCCACCAGCGCGAGCCACGGCCACCCGCGCATACGAAGTGTAAGCCGTCTCGCTCGTAGACTGCGTGCCTGATTCGCCGGGGTCAGCCGTGTGCAGGCTGACGTAAAAATTGCCCGCCGTGGCCGAATTCTGCAAACCACCGGCGTCACCGATGTTTGCCCAGTCAATGTTTAGAAACAAAAGGTTCAGCAGATTGGCTTCTGCCGCGTTGGTCATGCTCATTGGCTAACTCCTACTGATTCAACGCCGACTGCTCGGCCATCTGGCCCTCGAACGATGCGTTTCGGCGCACGCAGCGTACTCATTACCTGTGTCAACTGTTCCATCGTCTGACCGTGAACGCTTGCCATGTTTTCAACGGCTGCGCGCACGTCACTGCTGACCGTCTGCAATTCCGGTGCTGCCTCGCCTTCAGACGATGACGATGCCGAAATGTGAGCGACCATAATCTTGGTTGCCGCGTCCAGTTCTGCCTTCCATCGGTCAAACTGCGCTTGCTGTTCTTGTGCTTGAGCGGCCATTTGCGCTTCAAATTGAGCGCGCTGCTGATCTGCTGCGGCTTTTGCTTGCTCTAGTTGCAACCTTGCCTGCTCCAACTGCTGTTCAGCGGTAGCCTTGGCTTGCTCCAACTGCAATTTGGACGCCTCAACTTGTTGAGAAGCCTGCATTTTAGCCTGTTCAAGTTGCATTTGCACTTGCGCCTTCTGCTGTTCGGCCTGTGCGGCCCGCTGGGCGGCCTGCGCCTCTGGGTTGGGCTGTCCTGCCATTTGCTGCATTTGGTCTAGGGCTTGATCCAATGCGCCTTCAAGCGGACGCGACTGCTTAAATGCCTGTATGCCAAATTTCATCAGTTCGACCATCATTGGCACCATCGGCGGACTGGCCTGCGCGACCGGCAACGCTTGCTGCAAGAACCCGCCAAACGCCTGCAAGAACTCCATGCGCTCCTGCTTGTTCTGGTTTTCGTCCAGCATCACAAGCGAGTCAGCGGCGATGTCAATGCGGAAGTTACGCAGTGGGCGATCTTTCAGCAACTCAATGGCCTGCGGGATCAACTGCTGATCCTGCGGCGACATCTGCTGTGCTGCCGCATACGCCAGAATGGTCTGCGGTTGGAACTTGGTCGCCATGACCTGCGCTTTGAGGCGAATCAAGTTGGACGCGAACAGCGCCACGTCCTCTTGCATCGACCGCAGCCTTAGCCCGGCGTACTGTCCTTTGATTTGCTGCGCCGTTGCTGTTTCTGACGCAGCAGTTTGCCCACGGATGATGTCCGCGATGCCGGTGATTTCGTAGATTTGGCCCTTGATGTCCTGACGGGCTTGGTAGCACTGGAGGAGGGCGGTGGCAAGAGTGTCGAGCGGAAGGAGGTCAATGCTGCCTTTAAGGCCGCCCTTTTCGCTGAAAGCCATCCACTTATCAACTGGAATAAGGGCATTGTTGTCACCTTCGGTCATCAATCGTTGTAGAGCAGGCTGGCTCGCGTCATACACGCCGCGCACCCGCAGCGCCTTGACCAAACCATCAATGCGGTCGGACAGGATGTCCAACTCCATCGCCTGATCCTGATACAGCACAAAGTCAGGCACGGGGACAAGGCTATCGGAGGTCAGCGTGGCATACAGCGGGCGGCCACACGGGAAAAAGCCTTCCAGTTCCAACGGGTCATCGCGCACGTCGATGATCTGCGGCAGCCCTTTGCAGAACCAGTAGACCTTCAGCGTCTCTTTATCCCATAACTCGCATATTTTGGCCCGGTTGTAGGTCTTTTTGCTCTCGTTGTAGGCGTTAAGCGGCTCCGGGCCTTGGTCAAGCGGTATCTTGGCCGCTGCTTCCTCGCCAAAACGCTCTGTAAGGGCTTCCTTGGTCATGTAAACCCAGCGCCATACCTGTGAGACTTCTTCCCACGTCCGCGCTGTAGAGTGTCCAAAGTCCTTCCAGTGAACGTAGTCGGTCGGGGCGCACTCGTAGTCGATCTGCTCCATCACGGCGTTTTCGCCCTGCTCGACGTCCTCTGTGACCTGTAGCCCGTCGTCCTCAATGCCCTGCGGGGCAACGTGCGGCTCATACCGCACCCATGCCACGCCACGACCGCCGAGGAACCGATCTTCGACGCAGTAACGCATCGTTGAGCGGAAGTCGGGGTAGTGTTCGATCTCGAAGTCCAGTGCCCTCTCAAGGATTTGCGAAGCCACCCGTCCTACCGGGTCGCCATCGCCAAAGCGCCGCGTCACATCAGCCTTGGGCAGTTTGGCGTATACGGCAGGGATCAACGTCTGGACGTTTGACCAGAGGATGTTGAACTTAGCCGACTCGTTGCCTGACTGCCCGCGAGTGTCATCGCGGTATCGCTTCAGAATCTTTTTCGTCCGCGCCTGCCATTTGCTGAATTCGTTGTCGTACTGGCCGACAACGCGCAGGTACTTCTCAAGGTCAGCCGAGGCTTCCATTACGCGCTGAAGATGCCAACGGCCAGCACAGTAACGCCTGCGCCGGTTGTGATCTTCCACGGGCCGGTGGCGCTGCGGGCGTTCAGCTCAATGCTGTAGACGCCGATGGGGGTGTTGGCCGGGATGGCGAGCAGCGTGGTGCTACCGTCAATGACGCTGACCGTGGAGGTTGCGGCGGTCGCTACGGCCACCACGATGCGGTGCAGGTAATCACCCGCCGCGCCAGTAGTGCCTAGCGGTTGATCGGTTTGCGATACCGCTACAGTCTCGTAAGCGTAGCGATAAGGGTATGAAACTCCACTCATATTCGTGCTCTCCTGCTCGTTGAGCGGTCGTGTACCGCCCACATATCGTTAAGCGTAACCGTATTGGCTGGCCCAACCATAAGCGGTTTGGGGTCAGCCGACCGGGGCTTGTCAGATTCTGCTTGCCATGATACCGCAAGCATTCGGAATGCGTCACTAGGGTGTGATGTCCAATCGTGCCTTGGGGTCTGCCGAAACGCTTTCTTGTCCTCGTCGTACTCCCGCTGGTACTGGCGCAGCGCCTCTATGCCGTCCCTGCACCGCTCCTTGTCAAACCAGACGTGAGGCAGGGTCAGGCGGACGGCTTGAATGCCACTTTGCACGCCGATGTCTGGCACCACCGCGAGTTTACCGACGTCCAAATAGGCTGCAAGTTGCTCCACGATGCTTTTGCCGGTCTGTAGGCTCTTTGCCCGAGCGTCGTGGGGTAGGTAGTGGCGCTTGTAGTCATAGCCCTTCTGTAGAACCACTGCGGCGATGTCATGGATATCTGCCCCACTCACGGCGTAGAAGTCGATCACGCGGATTTCACCACGCGCCATCTGATAAAACCATATTGCCGTGTCGTCCCGGTAGCCCAAGTCCCATGCTGTATACGTCGGCAGGGAGGGATCGTAGGGCACTTGGGTGATGCGGCCTTGATCGTCGGCTTGGCGCATCTCCTTGCCGAAGAACGCGCCTTGAATGGCAGCCTCGAACGAGCATTCGTACTCTTGGAGGTACTGATCTTCGCTCAGTTGCGCTCTGGCGGCGTTCAGTTCGCCTTGTGGCAGTAACCCTGACTGGCTTGCGGGTAGGCGTAACACGAACCACTCGTCCGGTATGCGCTGTGCGGTCTCGTACACGTCCCAAAAGCCGTTTTTGCCCTTGGGCGTACCTGCAAACACTGCCCACCCTTGCTTGTCTGACAGGGCCGGGCGTATGACGTTACCGAACACGCTAGGCTTAAAGTCGCCGTATTCGTCAAGGTACACGCCTGAAAAGCCGAGTCCGCGCATGGCGTCTGCGTTGTCTGCGCCGAATAGGCTGACCTTGACCCCGTTCACTAGCGTCAGGGTCATCTGGCTCTCGTTGGCGTCCTGCGTCAGCGGGGCGGCGTAGAACTTGAAATAGTCCCACGCAATACGCCGCGCTTGGTTCATGTAGGGGGCAACGTAGCCAAACAATCCGTTTGGCCCTTTGTACATAATGGCCGCCCGAATGATGTCGTTGACGGCTGCGACTGTTTTACCGGCGCGACGATGAGCCACA